CTCGAATCTGCAGGCACTGTAGCGCCTGCTGCGCCGTGTACTGCGCCAGGTCGGTGAGCATCGATTCCAAATTATCTCTGTCGGATGTAGTTCTGGCCTGCGTACCACTCTGTTGAATATTAGCTTCAGTGGCAGTCTTAGGATTTCCGGGAGAGTTGATTGCTGCTGAAAGTGCCTCTTGTACGCCGCTAATTCTCTCCATATCGTTAAGGATAAGCGTGGGGTCATAGAGCCTCATGTCAATCGATTGAACGGGTTTGGGCGCGAACAAATTAGCGAGCGGAGTGGAGGGGTCAGACGGTCGCAGCGCCGTGTACTCTTGGGCTTTGGATTCAGTGAGTTTCTTCGCTTCCACCTCATCGAGCATCGTAGCATTGAATAAAACTCCGGGAATGGAGCGTTCCCGCGTCAAACGGAAGTTCGATCTGCTCGACGAGTATTCGTCCTGTAGCTTGTAGAGTCGCCATGAAAGCGATTGCGCGTGGCGCTGCCCGTCGACTTCGTAGAACGCAAAATAAAAATAGGGGTAGAACCGGCTCGCGGGGTATGGTGGCGGGTACGGCTTTTTTGCCCATCTCTTCACCCCATCGATGATAGTTCGTATCTGTTTATCACGCCGGTCCCAAATCTCCACACATCTTAAAAAAGCCGGCGACTCTTGGCTAGACGTATTGGTGGTGAACGCTTGCGCGGCCTCCGCCGTAATCGTCCCTTGAGGCAGCGCCCCATCCATTTCACGGGTGGAGAGTTCCTTCGGCGCCCGCTGATAGTAAATCTTGCCGGATTTGATGTCTTCGACTTTAAGCCGCGGGAAGCGCGACAGGGCGTCATCCTTCGGCAGGTAGAGTTCATTGGCAATCCAATCGGCGTCAGTGTAATTCTCGATGCAATTGATGTCGGTCGAGACTTGAATGTTCTCCGTCTCGACGTAATCGATGACGAACATTTTATTGACCGCGAGTTCTAATTTTTCTTTCAGCTCATCGATCAACGCTTCCTTCTCGGCACGCTCGGATTCAAGGGTCTCCAAATCCTTGCTTTCAGGATCTTCCAACAGCTTTTGCTGCGCCACAATGCGTGAATGAGTTTCTTGAGCATCATTGAGCGCCCGTTCCACTTCCGGCGCCGGGCGCTTCTCCGCCACCATCGTCGCCTTAAACCACCCCTCGCCGTTCGAGAGTACCGAGCGAACCCCCTTGCGCGCGGGCTTCTTTAGGTTGCCTTTCTTCCAGAGGCTAGAAATAACAATTTCGAGGGTTCGAGCAAAGACCTGCGTCTGATAGGTGCCCGATTCATCCACCTGCGGGGACTTCCTGACCGAGACATCCGGGTTTCGTGCGTATAGGAGCGCAACCAGGATGTCAATAAAAGCGCCGATAAGGTTGGTGGTGACGGCCCAGCTAAGATCACTCGTACCAGCAGCGTAGCGTCGGTCGATAGCCACCTGCTTTCTGAAATTCTCATCGAACTTGCGCGCATCCTCATACTGCTTCCAGAGTTTCTCCACGAGCTGCAGCTCTTCCTCCTCATCTTCCTGACTGTCCGGCTCCTCTTGGTCTACCCCGTCATCTTTGCCCTCGGAGGATTGCCGCGGGTCGGTTTGAATCCCGGAGGTACCCCCCAACGGGCCCATCGCTGCACCGGAGGTGGACATACCTCATTTGCCCGGGGTCAACACCTTCGGCGGCTCGCTCGGGTGCGGGTTCACCAAGATGTCCACGGGCGGGTGCTCGAGCGCTAACTTTTTCATCGCCGCCTCGGCGCGTGCATCCAACGGCAATTCTTCCTCCGGTGCGCGCTTCGGTTCCACCGTTGGTGTCGGGGACTTGCGGTTAATCGCGGGAATCATGTCGGGATTGAGCTTGGCGGGGCGCTGATCATTGTAGCGCGGCGCGTAGCCGGGGCGAGAGTGAATCATAGTGCGAATAACCCCACTTGGTTCGGCAGCACGATGGGCGTGGAGGATTTAAACGGAGTGACGACAACACCCTGTTGCAACAGCACCGCGGGCCAGACGTTCAAGGTTTCAGTCGTCATGCTCGAGGTGCCGATGGTTGAACCGTACGGTGCACTCACCAGAATGGGAGTGGACGAAGAGGCAACCACCGTGGGGGGTCCGCCGCTTGGGCCGCCCCCTAAACCACTCACGGACCGCCGCCCGAGGAGAGCGAGCCAATATTCTGCGCGCCCGGAGACAAATAGATCGGCCCGGTGACGAGGAGTGCTTGCTCCGCTTGGACAATGGAGTTCAAACCATTGCCGGGATTGTTCTGCGTACTAATTTGTGCAGTGACCGTCGGCAGTGTCACCGGCACTCCCGGGGTATTACCCAATTGAGTTTGTGCGGCCATAAACCCTAACTCCTAATCGGATTCGTCTGCGAGGGCGACTTACCTGGTTCAGATTGAATGTAAGGGACAAGCTTCAAGGTGGCTGCTGCACTTGTCGAGGCGGCTCCGGGGGCGCAGGATACCGGCGGAGTCACCAGGGTGTTGACCTCCGCTTGCGATTGCCCGGGACAAGAATTCACTTGTGCCACTTACAAAAAACCCTTGATGATGAAGCCAACAATGAAGCCCAGAATGAAACCAATCGCGGCCGGGGTGTGCGCCTTGAAAAAGGTTAAGAGAGCGTTCTCGACTTTTTGCACCTCCGTTGGAGGTGTCGGAGTCGGAGTGCCGGTCGTGATCGTTGTCATAAAAATTCCTTACCAGTAGCGAACCTTGGGTTTCTCGTCCGATCCGTATTCAATCCAGGCGGCCGTAAATGGAACGAGGAGAGGCTTCGCCTCCGCCAAGGATGCGCGTGCATCAAACATTTTGTCAACCAGACGGCCGATGAGCCCGCACACATCCGCTTTGTCATCCCAGCGCCCGCCGGGGAACTTCACGAGCTGCTCGATACAACTCTCCGCCCACGCGCGACGCACGGGGAAGTGAACCGTGCCCGCGGTAGCGCGAGCATGAAAGGCTTGCAGCTTGATTGCTTTGTCATCGAGAGAAGGCAGCATTTCGATTGCCACAAATTTTTGCGCGTGCTGCATGGCGGAGCGAATCGCGGGGCCGATTGCTTTATCGATCAAACCGCCCTCATTCGCCCACCTAATCGGTTTCCATAAGGCAACCAAGCGGATAAAGGCAGCAATCGCTACATCCGTCTCGCATTGACGGGACCAATTATCGACGAACCATATGTCCCCAATCTTATCCACGCCAACCACAAAATGCTCTGTGAAATCCGGTTCTTTTTTACCGTGGCGAGGCTCCATAACTGCATAATCCGACCCGCCATATATTCGTAAGGACTTCGGTAGGCAATCAAGACTGTCATAGCTTTGGATCATGACAGCAGCTCACCCCCGCGCACTGGCGGCGTAGCGTTTGCCGTACTTACGAGCATCTTCAGGATTTTTTAAGGGCATCAATCCATTCTAGGCTTGTCCGGGTCGTAGCGCCGGAACATCGACTGGCTAAAATGGATTCCGGTAAAAGGCGCCGGGCGCTGCTGAAAGAGCGCGGCCCACGTTCGCGCCGCACGCGGGTTATCGCGCCACATGGCCCAATGCTCTTTCGGCCAGAACTCAGGCCACAGAAAATCTCCGATCTTACGCCCCAGCACATCATCTGCGCGCTCGCATTCGGCGGGAATGCACAACACGTCCCACACTTGACCGTCACGGCAATGGAGCAATCCAGATTCACCCTCGTAGTTTTCCGGCAAGATGGAACCCACCAAATCATCCTCGTGCCAACGCGTCATAATCAGAATCACCGACATCCAGGGCTTGGCGCGCGTCATCGCCGTATCGATGTACTCAGAATAAATTTTCTCACGCATAGTCGCCGAGTCTGCCTGTTCGCGGTTGGCCACCGGGTCATCCAAGATGAGCAAATCGCAACGATTGCCGGTGATCCCTGCGAGCATGCCGGCGGCCATGAAGGAGGAGCCGTTGGTCAAGGACCAATCGTCGATCGCGCGCTGATCCTCCGTCAACGTCGGGCGCCCCTCCCAAATGGCCGAGTAAAGCGGCTGACGCACGATACTACGCACTTTTCGCGATTGCTTGGCCGCAATACCCGTCGCATAAGAGCCCAAGATCACCTGCGTGTTCGCGCGTCGACCCATGGCCCACGAACCCCCCACCACAGGGGCGTAGGTGGACTTGGCGCAGCCAGGGGGGCCTAAAATAATCTGCCGGCCGCGTGGCGTCTCGATGCAGCGTTGAATTTTCT